GTTTTGAAGCAATTAAAAAAAATAAGATTAATGGGTAGGGGGGATGGTTATACCCTCTACCTCTGCCCTTATTTTCTCTAAATCTGCATCAGGATAGGTAAGGCTTTTTAGTATATTTCTTGGTATTACATTTGAGTCAGATAATTTATGATGATAACAACATAAAGTAATTAAGTTATCATCATCTAATCTCTTGCTATAATCCTCCTCTAAAGGAACAATATGATGCACTTCTAACTTATTAAAATTAAAAACATGTTGAGTATCAAAAATATTAGCAAGACAACATCTACATAAATGCTTATCCCTAGCCCTTATTTCTTCACTCTTTTTATGCCATTTATAAGTCTTTCTGAACTTATCTGCATCAGATATACCCCTTACCTGTCTATTTTTGTAACATACCTTATTAAAATCGTGTATCTTTCCACACCTACTGCAACTCTTTAGCATAAACATCTCCCTTTACCTAAAATAAGCATAGCACCCTTTCTATGCTTATATGAGAGTATGACAGGAGATAATTTATATACACAGAAAGGATGAAAAGGTGCTATATATTTTTAATTCATACCCTCATATAAACACAGAAAAAAAGACAATATTTCTATTGCCTTAATACTATCTACATTACATTATACTACTATTTTAGTGTGAGTTTTGTGATTTTTACTCTTCTACTGCAACAAATATGTATTCTCCTACAAGTAAATCTGTTGGATGGTCGCCTGTATATTTAACTGTAGTTCTATCCACTATTACATCACATACTAACTCTTCATCTTTGTTAAATACATTAAATCTTGTATCTACAGGTATTAAATCTGCTTTAATATTGTTTCTTACAGTATTAACAAACTCTTCACATGTATATTTCATTTTTTCACCTCCTAACATAATTTTAATTTCTTATATTTCATAATAAATCATCTTCTTTTTAATTTAGAATATATTACTCCTAATATAAAAGTAATAAAAAATATAATTAAGTTTTCTATTATTTCATCATATTGTTTAGTGATTAAAAAGTAAAATATCATAGATAACCATATAGAGCCAAACACGATAAATAATATATTTAATGTTTTTTCACTTATTTTCTTCATTTTTATCTCCTAATTTTATTTTTTCTCTACATTTTTGACAAATACAAATATTATTATAGCCTCTTAAATAATCAAACTTACCACAGACATCACATTTATCTTTAAACTTACTTTGTTTTATCTTTTCAGACTCTTCTTTATCAAACAAAGATAACTGTATTGTCATATTACATCCTTTCTAACTAATTTTCTCTTAAAATATACTTAATTGTGAACTAGTTATATTTATTCCTAGAAAGTTCCTTAAATCTTCAAGAATACCATCTATAGTTGTTGAACCCATCCTACCCCATGTATAAGGAACTCTCTGTAAATCACTTACATAGCCTTTATCATCTTTAAATATTTCTAACTGATATTTATTTTTCTTAATTACTACACTTTCATAACCTGCATAATCAGATACAGAATATTTAATACCATTATCATTTAGTATTTCTAATAATTCTTGCATTTTACCTCCTAATTCTTACCTATATGAATTTTACTAAATGACATAAGTCGGTTAAATTGATATTTTTAAGAAAAATCTCCTTTTTTTCCTAGATTTTATAATCATTTTCCTGTTATCAAGAAAGTGTTATTTTTTACTCCAATTTACAAACTCTCATTTTGTAAAATTAATAGATTTTAATTTTAGTGATATGTTGAAACATACCACTTTATTAACTTCCTAAATAAAAGTTTTTCCTTTTATCGTTTTTATCTGAATTATCCCAACAGATATATAATAATGTTACTCTTTCATTTGAGTGATTTAACATTTCTTTTAATCCTATGATATCTCCTGTCTTTTCATAGTATGACCTAGCAAAATACTTTCTCAATGAGTGGCATCCAACAGGATAGCCTACTTTTACCTCATCAGATAATTGTTTTATTACTTGCCATGCTCTTTGTCTAGTAATTGGCATATTAATACCTTTTCTACTCTTAAATAAATACTCTCCCTCAATTAAATCATTTCTATTAATATAATCTGTAATATCTTTTGCTAATGATGGATGCAATTCAAATGATTGCTCCTTATTTGTTTTAAACTCTCTTGTATATACTGAACCATTTTTAAAATTATCAACTTTTAATTGTAAAATATCTTCAATCCTAAAGGCAAGGTTCATACCTATAACTAATATCATGTAATTTCTATCCCATAGGTATTGTTGTTCTTTATCACCATCATCCTCTGCTTGATTTCTTCTTTTTTTACAATTAATTATCATATTATCAATATCAGGTTTCTTAAATGGTTGTACTGTTTTTCTTCCGAACTTAATTCTAAATGTTCTACTCATAAAATCACCTAAATACCCTCTCTTTGATATACTCTAACTTCTGCTAAATGTAATTTAGTTACTTCATCATCTAAAGGTATGATTTTACCATCTTTTTTTATATAATTTATTGTCTTGACTCTACCATCTACTTTTATTTTCTTATGATATACAATATATTCTTTTTCATCTTTCAATCTTATAGTAAAGCAAAGAGTTTCTAAATCTATATTAGTTAAGACATAATCATTTAGGGTTATTTTGGTTAGTTCCTCAATCATTATCATCACCAACTTTAATACAAGCCATTATTGTAAACCCTACAAAGACTCCAATAATAAATCCTATTATCATGATATACCTCTAAAATGGTATATTAGTTCCTAATATTTCAATTATTTGAATATCAGGATTATTCTTATGTACTAAGTCATCAGTATAAGTCTTTTGATAATATTCTAACTTTGCATCAATACTTTTATTATAGTTCATTATAATTTCAGGTTGTTCTTGGTTTGGCATCTTTAATTTAATTACCATATCTAACCCTTTATCTCTACAATCTTGAAAAAAGTTTACCATTTGTTGCATTGTTAATTTTTCTTCTTGCATTTTATTCCCCTCCTTACCATAGAAAAGCCATCAGTTGAAAATGACAGTATTTCTTGGTCTTGTTCTTCATATTCACCTACAATTACTTGTTCATCATGAATTAAATCTTTTAAATAAATATAATTATTTTTTAATTCAAATCTTATTTTATTCTTTTTAACCATTGTTCTTATATCTACTATATCTATTTTTTTCATATACTACTCCTTTGGCATTTCATATACATAACTATCTGCTAACTCAATCTTTTCAAGTCTATTATCACCTACAATAAAATCTTCTTTAAAACGATTTTTAACTTGTTGCATAGTTTCTTGACTTACCATACAATTAAACTTAATTATACCTTTTGGTGAAAATATTTTTTGGATGTCATTTAATATTTCTATTGCTCTTTCTTTTGTTTTATAAATACCCACAACATCACTCATGCTATTATTATTTAAAATAAAGTATTCTTTTTCACCATTTGCAAAAACATGTTCCCTTATCTTTAACCTATTAATTTTAAACAAATCTGTTTTATCTTGACTTCTTATCAATAATTCCATGCTATCCTCCTATATATCTAATTTCATTTGATTGGGGTCAACTTCTTCTTTAGGAAAATATTTTAATAATTCAAGTGGTGTATCTGTTGGTATTTCATGTGTTTCCATGTAATCTTTTACCTGTTGAGTTACTTCCTGCATATTTTTTCTTAATTTAAATAACTTTTTAATTGCTTTTTCAATGTATATTGGTACATTGTAATATTCTACATCCTTATCTTCCATAATCTCACCTCTCATATCTCATACAATTATGTTCTATATACCAATCAACATCATAGGTAGTAGAACAATCATAATCATTTTTAAAATCTATCATGACATAGATAAATAATGCCATGAGTCCTGCTAATGCAGTAAGAATTAATCCTAATAATACTTTTTCTAACTTACTCATCTTTATCACTCCAAAACTCATCTTCTTTAACCTTGTCTTTTTTAATATGTCTTGGCTTATAAATGATAAAATCTAATATTTTATCAAAAATATGTATTACAGATACAATACATGCTAATAAAACTATAAATAATCCGGCATCCATTATTTTCTCACCTCTTTCTCTTGATATTTTTTTAGTATTTCATCAAACTCTTTATTTGTATCTTTTAAATTGCATAGATAATAGATAGATGCATCTTTTCTAAATGAAAACACCTCTTTGTATAGATTTTCAGTAAATCTTTTATCTTTTGCATATATAGTAACAACATCTGTTCTTGGTATAACATGCAAATCAATGTATCTTAATAAAGCACATTGCCTAAATACTCTTATTAAAGCAGTAGATAAATAATTATTAATAAATCTTTCTATCATATTAAAAACCTACCTTAATTGCCATATAGACAATACCTATACTGATGATTGCACCAATTATTGAAGCAATAAAACTATAATTTCCCTCTTTTGGTTCTCCATCTTTAACAAGGTTTATGCCTATTGCCATTGCCTGAAAAAACAGATGAACTATAAACCATATATTCATATTACTTTACCTCCTTTGGTTTTCTATAAGTAATACCATTGCCTTTTTTATCTCTAGAAACAAATGATATCTTGCATAACTTGTTTTTTGCTTTAAAATATCTTTGTTTTCCTTTATAATCTAATTTTTCAAACTCTTCATCTGATATATTAGTTATTTCTACTAATTCTTTTAATTTCTTATCTCTTTTAATAGCATCATTTATCATTTTGCTTTACCTCCTCATTAATTCTTTGTAATTGTCTATCAATTTTTGATTTCATTACTTCTTTAACTTCTTCTGTTGATATATTGTAATTAAGTTGTATCTGTTTTAACATAACCATCACATCTGCTATTTCACCTTTAATTTCATCTGTTGATTTAATAGCCTTTCTATTATTCATTGATGCCATTATTGGCTCTAAAGCATTGCAGACAATATCAATAGGGTTTCTTCTTCTTTCTTCATATTGAATAATTGCCTCATTTAATTCAAATATCTCACTCTGAAAATATTTAAGTTGTTTCTTGACTCCATAATGATTAATTATTCTTCTTAATTTTTCGTTCATAATGCATAATTCCTTTCTTTTTTCATTTGCATAACTAAATCAATTTTGAACTTATCTTTTTTATTTCTATAATAAATACCTTTATAAGTATCTAAACTAGACATATAACCATCTAGAAAAAATTGTGAGGGTTCAATGCTCTCCATGATAATAATTCCTTTTCTGACACTATAAACAAGTTTTATTTGTCCATAAATGAACTTAAACTCTTGAGATGTCTTTAAATCTTTAGAATAAGTGCCATCTTCTATATCTATTAATAATTCTTTTTTGACTCTGAAAATAAGTTGTTTATATGCAATTGGACAGTATGTCTTTAAACTTCTTAATTTCTTTTTAAAGTCATTTTCATCAAGATATAAGAACTTAACTGAATTATCATCTTTGGCTTTCATTTAATCCCTCCTTTAAAATATTTAATACATCATCAATAGCATCAGGATTGCTTTTAAGTAAATTATAAGAAGTTCTAATTATTTGAAATTGTTTATTAACTTCTGCATCAAACTTAAAAATAATCTCTGACATCTTTTTATTTTCTTTTTCTAATCTAGCAATCTTTTGAGTAGTTTCTATACTTAATATTTCACCACTCATGATGCATCACCTTTTTTGGTTTTCTTTGCTATCTTTTTTTCTTTTTTCTTCTTTTCTCTTTCTATTCTTCTTTGTTCTTTATCTTCATATTTTTTTATTTGTAATTCTAATTCTTTTATTCTTTCATCTCTTCCAACTACATCATATTTAGTTCCTAGCCAACCAATAAATAAGACTATAATTGAAGCAATTACCAATATTCCATAAATAAAATCTAATACTGTCATTTTTTTATATCCTCCTTATTATGAGATTTTAAATATTTCTTTAAATGATAATAAGGTGTTGTTCTGTCAAAATTAAGTTCTTTACCTATTTGCTTCCAACTCTTACAATCAATAAATCTTGCTCTAATAATTATTCTGATAGTGCTATCTTGCACCTCTTCTAAAAACTCTTCTATCTTTATTTGTTCATCATATAATTTTTCTTTTTTCTTCTTTAAAAGATTTAAGAGTTTATCCTTTTTCAAAACCAAACTTTCAGTAGGATTGCCTACACTCCCCTGACTATGAGGCATACCTGTTAATATTGGACTACCAATTGCAGTATCATCTAATTCTCTTAAATTATCTTCAAGTTGTTTTATTTCTAACTTGATATGATAGTATTTTGATAGTTCATCCAATCTCATCATTTATCACCTCCATTATCAGAACCTAACATAACTTCTCTATTCTTATTAAGTTTGTTATACTTCTTGACATCATCCATTGTTTTGACTCCAAAGTTATCCCAATTCTCTAAAATTGTTAAACCATAAGATATTGCATCTCCTATTGGTGCTTCTTCTTTATCAAAATCAAAGTTCATTACATTTCTATCAAAAGGAATTAATAAACCATTTTCAATTACTTCTAAAGTCATACCTTTATTTAAATAATTTATAATTGCTTGTTGATTTAATTTTCCTTTTATTTCAAATCTTTTAAAAAAATTATTAAGGTCAGTTTTGCTAACACTAACACTAACACTTTCTTCTTTTTCTTCTTCTATATCTATATCTTTATCTATCTCTATATCTATATCTTTCTCTTCTCGGACAATGTCCTCGTTATGTCCTAGTAATTGTCTTTCATTATTACCTTTGATTGCTTCCCTATATTTTCTCTTCTTTTCTGCCCAAACAGTTTCACTTCCTACCATTTGTTCAAAATCAGATACTCTCAATATTTTTTCTTCCTGTTCATAAATTAAACCCAACTTTTTAAATAAACCTAGTGCAATGGTTACAGTATCAAAATCAAAATACTTGGTATCTCTAACAATTTTATCTATGTCATAAGGTATTAATGTTTCCCCAAATCTAGTTGCTAAAGTTCCATCATTATTTGCAGTAAGTAGGCAAAGCATCTGATACAAAACTACATATTCACAACCATTTTTTTGGGATAGCAGAAAATCTATTGTGTTTTGAGTAAAGAAATCTGTCTTTAACTTTATCCAATAATATCTTTTATTATTGTTCATTATTTTTTCCTTTTTAGAGTCTTGATAATAGATTTAATTAGATAAAATACAAAAAATATTGATAATATAATTGCTACTACACAAATGAAATAATAAAGTATCTTTAATAAAAGCACACTAATCTACCTCCTCTTCCAAATCTTTTACAAGGTGGTAAACTGCATAATTAGTAGCATGTCCATACCTATTTTTGCCTTGTATCATTTCAGTTTCAATTCCAAAACCTTTATCTCGTAAAATAAATATTATTCCTGATAATCTAGTTGCTCCATATTTTTTTATTGCCTCATAAGAAGTAATAGTCTTATATTTTCTTAAATGAGCAATAATATCAGATATTTGACTCTTATTTGTTGCAGACATAGTATTTATCCCCCTCTTTTGTATATTTGGCTTTAATACCATATCCCTCTGATGCACACTCTTCTGATACTTTTTCAATATGTTTCTCCATATCATTTGCAAGTATCTTATTTAATCCAATAAGAATTAATATCATTGCAATAATAAATAATGCTACTTTTACCCATGGTCTTAATACTCTTTTAGTTTTCATTTACTTGCCCCTCCTTTGCTCCATTACCATTTAAATATTCATAAAATAATGCAGGTGATATATGATAAGACCATCTTGAAGATAGTTTTACTGCACTTCCAAATGTAAACTTGCCATTTTGTAACCCTACTCTAACAAATTGAGTAGATTTACCCATAAGAGAGGCAACCTCTTTAACACTTAATTTCTTTTTCATAAAAAATCCTTTCTATATCTTTATTTTTGTTTTTGTTTTTTAGTTTGACCGACTAAAATTGAGTTTTCTCAACTTTTTCTGTAAAAAAATATATACTAATCTCTGATGGCTCTATTCCTAATACTTTTATACAATTAATAATTTCCTGTTGAGTAAATGGTACAATGTTTCTTAACTTCTTATATAAAGAATAATAAGAAATACCTATTGTTTTAGCAAAACTCGTTAAATTGTAAGTTTCAGTATTACCATCATTATTGGTATATAAAGTTGTTTGTATTTTGTCTTTTAACTTTGAGTAATCAAAAATTGTATTTTCCATTGATATCCTCCCTCCATTTTATCTGGTTGAGTTTCCTCAACTATATTAAGTATAATCACAAATAATTTTTTTGTCAACAACTTTTATTGATTTTTCTCAATTTTTTTATATTTTTCTCAACTTTTGTTGATTTTTCTTAATTTCTGTGTATAATAATATATGTAGGGAGGCTGATGTATGATTGTAGAAGATTTTTCTGATAGATTAAGAAAAGCAATGAATATCAGAGGCATAAAACAAATAGATTTAGTAAACAAAACAGGCATTGATAAATCATTGATAAGTAATTACCTATCAGGTAAGTACAAAGCAAAATCAGACAAATTACACAAACTTGCTATTGCTTTAGATGTTAGTGAGGGTTGGTTGATGGGTTATGATGTAGATATTGATAGAGAGTGGATACCTACCCCATCAATAGAAGATGCATCATATACACAAATGCCATCTAGGACAATTAAAATACCTTTACTTGGTAAAGTTCCTGCCGGTGTACCTATTGAAGCAATTCAAGAGGTACTAGGATATGAAGAAATACCTTATGAGTGGGAAAAAAATGGAGAGCAATATTTTGCTTTAGTTGTTGATGGTGATAGTATGTACCCTGATTATCATAGAGGAGATACTATTATAATTAAACAACAACCTGATTGTGAGTCAGGAGATGATTGTGTAGTCATGGTTAATGGTGATGATGCAACATTTAAAAGAGTTGTAAAGCAAAATAAAAGCATCATATTAAAGCCATTAAACAATGAATATGAACCTTATTTATTTGATGAGTATGATATACTCACAAAACCTGTAAGAATAATAGGAGTTGCAGTAGAAGTTAGGAGAAAATTAAAAAGATAATTATGAGAGCAAGAGTCAGAACAGTAAATAAAATTGGTAAAGGTAAATATTACACTACAAGTTGGAAAGTTAGTGAATATATTATTGTTAATATTATCTATTTTCTATTTTTCTATATGTATTATTTATTCTTTAAATATTGTTTATATGTACCAATTAAATGGTGTGTCCTTAAAATTAAAGAAATGTATTCTAAAAGCAAAAAAGCATAAAAAAAAGACCTACTGTTGGAGCAGTAAGTCATATTGAAAAATCTCTATTAGTCGGTCAAACTAAAAAACAAAATATAAAGATATAATGTTATGGATTTTTCTATTTCATTATATCATATAAAGCCCTATTTAACAATAAAAAGGAGGTAAAATGATTAATGAAATTACCAAATAATTATGGTTCTATTGAGAAGTTATCAGGTAAGAGAAGAAAGCCATATATGGTAAGGAAAACTGTAGGATGGGATGAAAATGGTAAACAGATAAGAAAAATCATAGGATATTATGAAACAAAGACTCTTGCCCTGCAAGAATTAGCCTTATTCAATGAGAAACCTTATGATATAGATGCAAGAAATATTACAGTAAAGGAATTACATCAGAAATGGCAAGATGAAAAATATCCTAAAATTGCATATAAGACTACCAAAGTATATGATATGTGTTGGAATTATTGTACAGATTTACAGGATATGGCTTTTGTTGATATCAGATTAAATCATTTACAAGCCATTGTAGATGGTATGGGTAATAAATGGAGTGCTAAAAAGGCATTTAAAATATTATGGCATCAGATGTATGATTATGCTATTAAAAATGATATTAATGTAAGAAAGTATTCAGAATACATTGATATAGGCAAAAAAACAACCAAATTAGAGCGAGTTCCTTTTGAAGAGGATGAAATAGACAAGTTATGGAAAAATGTTGATAGGATGGACTTTATTGACACAATTTTAATACTAATCTATACAGGTATGAGAGTTGGTGAACTATTAGATATAAAAATAGAAAATGTTCACATGGAGGAGAAATACATGATAGGTGGTTCTAAAACAGAGGCAGGTAAAAATAGAGTCATACCTTTTCATGAAAGAATTATACCTTTAGTTAAGAGATGGTATGATAAAGCAATTGAAGTTGGTAGTGAATATCTAATATTTAACCATGAATACGACCAAATGAAATATTGGAACTATTATCATGAGAAATGGGAAAAGATAATACAACAATTAGAGTTCAATGGTGAACATAAACCTCATGATACTAGACATACCTTTTCTACTCGTATTGATAGAACAGATGCTAACAAATTATGTGTTAAAAGAATACTAGGACATGCAAGTACAGATATTACTGATAAAGTATATACACATAAAGATATAGAGGATTTATTAGAGGCAGTAAATAAAGTAAAATAGCCTCTTTTTTATTGCTTATTTTGTGTTGGCTACTTGTTGGCTACTTGTTGGCTACCTATAAAATCTAGGGGAGTTTTCAAGATACCTTAACATAAGAAAAACCCCATAAACATTGAGTTTATAGGGTTCGTAAATGATACTTTTACTATCGTTTTGTAAATTGATGTACCTTATATTTCAAGGGAAAACAAGGCATTTGTTGGCTACCTGTTGGCTACTCATTAAGTTTTATACATTACTTATTTAATAAAATCATCAATTTTTTTAACTTTTTTTCATTTTATTATTGACACTACCTAGGTAGTATGCTATAATATATATGTAATCAAGAAAGATTACAAATAAAAATGAAAGGAGGTTAAGATGACAATTTCATTAAAGGTTATCAACATTAAGATAACAAAAAAAGGAATTACATTAAAGATTGAGTTAGCAATTCCTTATATGGTTAGCAAGAGTGGTAAATAAACCACTCCTCCTGCTAATAATATTATCACATTTAATAGAAATTGTCAAAAGTCTATGGCAAAGTTTGATAAAACAAAGTATGATATTGATTATCGTAAGAAGCACAAAGTACAATTCAATGTTGACCTTAACAAAGAAGAAATGGACTCTTTAAAAGAATTATTAAAGGTTACTAACACTAGAAAAGCAGACTTTTTAAGAAATGCTATCAGAAATGAGTGCATAAAGAATAATGTATTATACTTTGACAGAGTTTCAACTTGTGATTGGTGTGGAGAAAAGAAATATGTATCTATCTGTCAATATGGCACTTCACACTACAACAGATTAATCTGCAAAGATTGTGCAGAGGCAACAATTGAACATCATAAAATGTTAGATGGCTCTACTCCATATTGGTATAGAGAAGATGAAGATTAAGCCACAAAAAAAGACTAGGATTGCTCCTAGCCTTTTTATTTTATCTTTTATTTAATTTTTAATACTTGACCTGCATAGATGAAATTATAATAGTTGGCTCTGACTCCATGTCTTTGAGCATCACTATCAATTAAAGATTTATTCTTATTATAGATATCTTGCCATGTAGTACCATATTTTTTAGCAATACCACTTAAAGTATCACCTCTTTGTACAGTATATGTAATTGAACTATTAGAAGCCCCTTTATTTGATGAATTAAGTATCTCATTTACTCTATTTTGAACTTCTGAATAGTTATATCCCTCTGCTTCTAATTTTGTCTTTCTTTCAGGATAATTACCATAATCTCCATTGATTACTTTTTTAGCAATTTCATCAAGTGATAGTTTTGTACTAGGTGCAGGTGCAGGTGTACTATTTCTACCTACTCCTTTATCAACTAGAGCCTGTACTGCATTATATCTAGAACCTAAAGCCTGTTTTCTTGCATCACCATTACCAAACTCACCTGTCCATACTCTTCTTGCAAGTTCTTCATCACTTACATTAGGAAATGGGTCTGTTGTAGGAGTGGATGGAGTATTTTGACTATACTCAACATAATTTAATTTACCATGATTAACCCATGTTCTAGTATTATAGCCACTTTTTTTACCTATATTACCTACTGCAGTTATTTGTACACCATCTTTCCAAATTGGAGTACACTCTACTGCTAATCCATTACCAATATAGATACCAACATGACCTGACATGTGTACTAATTCTCCTACTTGAATATTAGAAAAATTAGTAGATACTCCTGTACAATATTTCATTATACCATCTGCACCTACATCAGGAACACCATTTGATGCATAAGATGCACCACCATAAATCTTACCTGTATTGCCAGACCATCCCCATAGAATACCTTTAATCAAGCAAACACAATCAAATCCAAATGTATCTGCACTTGCATTTCTTATTTTAGATGCTCTTGAACTTTGAGCATTATAAGAGTGATGATTGATATACCTTGTTTTATTGGTACTATTCATAGGTGCACCAAAACATCCCATTACATATAATGTTTTATATTTTGTTGCAATATCTCTTGCAATATTAGCAAATTGAGTATTATTCATAACTTTACCCATATTACTTTACCTCCTCTTCTTTTTCATTGTAAACTTCTTCTGTATCTCCTACAGCCTCAACAAATTCTTCATCTGTTTCAGTTACTTCATCTGTAACTTCTTCTTTGATTTCTTTTTCTTCCATCTTTCTTTTTCCTCCTTTACATTGGTTTATATAAAAAAGAGAACATCAACTGTTCTCTTTTTTATAGTTTGAACTTGATATCATTAATACTGCCCCTAGAAAAGTATCTACTGCAGTAATAGTACCGACAATTTCCTCACCATAAGGCAAATGCCATATACTTGCCAAAGCAAAGTATAAAGTACCTAGTGCAGGTAATACTATTTGAGCAATATATTTTAAAATATCGTATGTTTTATTACTCATAGACACACCTCCTATACTATACTTTAAATACAAAAGCCAAAATGCCACCTATAACTGCTCCTAGAACCAATCTTACAATCCATTTTTGACTATCTTCTAGATTTTTAATTCTATTTTCATTATTTAGAGCCTTATTCATAGCATTTTCACTTGTTTCTTTTACACCCTTATAATCTTGCTCTTTTATTAATGTTTCTAAAACAGATAACCTTGATAGCACTTCTATTTGAAACTTATTATCTTCCATATCCCTAGCCCTTTCTGTCTTTAGTGTACATAAAAAGACAACATTTCTGTTGTCTTTACTACACTTACATTATAACATACTTCTTGTGTGAGTTTTGTGATAATTTAGTTCTCTAGTGCTTCTTCAACTTGTGCTCTCCATCTTTCAGGAACATCTTCAAGAGTCATTTTGTGAAGTTTTATTTGCATAACATAGAACTTAACCATTATAAATCACCTCTGCCATTTCAACTATAGCATCCTCTAGAGTATTTATTCTATCCTCTAAAGTGATTTTTTCATCTGATGGAGAATAATCTAAATATTTATAAGGGTCTTTCTTTATCATCTTCTCTGTTATTTCAGATGAATTAATTCTAAATTGATTAAAATCATGAACAAATAAAGTGTTTCCATCTTCATCTGTTACTTCTTCTACAAATCTGTAAATAAATACATCTGCCAAATCATTTTGTAATGGCATGTATCTATATTCAGGTTGTCTTTCACTAAATACTGCTCTTACTTGCATTTGATATAACCTCCTTTGCATTTTTTAGAGTCTTTTTTAGTTTTACTTTCTTAAAGTATTTTTTACTCCATGAGTGCTTAAAATAGCCATGATATGATACTACTTTATATGCATCCTCTAGAGTCAACTCAAAATTATTTCTTTTTGCTTTTAAATATACCTTATTTGCTCTATCAAATATTCTCTTTCTGATAGTAGTTTTATAAGTATATATCTTATATCCCATCATATCTATTGGTCTAGAGTCTAGTGGGAATAATTGATATGATGGTTTTAATGTTAAATCCATATTATTCAAGTATTCTTCAAGCATTTTAGATGCTTTTTTTACATTTTTCTTACTAGAACCTAATAATAATATGTCATCCATATAGAATAAAACATGATTTACAAGATTTATTCTATTATCTCTTCTTGTTGTATATAACATTTCACTCACATAATGATATGGATATGATAAAAAGTAGTTAGCAAGGAATTGTGATAAATAAGAGCCTATACATAATCCCTCATCATAAGTATCTATTAATGTATAAAGCAAATAAAGCACTCTATCGTTCTTTATATCTCTTCTTAAATACTTTTTAATGATATCATGATTAACACTAGGGTAAAACTTCTTAATATCACACTTAAAAACCCATTTACATTGTTTAGGGTTAGTTCTTATCCATGTTTCAATGGCATTTTTGCCAAATATTTGACCTTTTTCTGATAAAGATGCACATTGATAATGCCCTATCTTTGCCAAAAACATCTTTTTACAAGCATTTACTGCAATATAGTCATAACATTGTTGCTTCATACTTGCAATTCCAATATTTCTCATCTTTTTTGCAGATGTATCATATCTTTCTTCATACATTATTGGAGATAGTTGTATATTATGATTAATTATCTCTAAATACATCTCTTTAGCAATATAATCAACCATTTTATGCAAGACAGTTCTATCTGTTCTTGCTATTTTTCTTATCCTTTTAGCCAAAATATGAGCAGGTGGGATATCACTTGTATATTGTGATACCCACTTCTGTACATATTCTGCAATGAAACAAGATGTATCATGTCTTGTCCATCTTTGCTTACCACTTGTAGTACCATCCAAGCAATCATAAATGCTATATTTAACAAACTCATAAGATAAATCAAACTTACTTAAATATCTTTTCATTTGTTATCATCCTTTCAAGATATCAGGGACTTTCAGTTTATTTTACTAGCCCCACATTATATCTATATATCATATAATGTCTTTACTAACCCACATTGTGGCTTTCAAGTTGGTGTTACAATCTCAAAGTTTTAGCAATGCTAGAGTTAATTCAAAATTGAATTATGTCCTACCAAGGTACGGTGTCAAAAATCACTCCTTATATTTTTTACTTGAAATCCGAGCGAGGATATTCCAATTCGCATTAGTTACAGTATTATTAGCATTGAGGCAGGAAAGACCGGCATTAGTTCCATTATTCATATTACCGAGCCACAAGAACAATCCTCTTTTTTTGACATCCTCAACTCAACATTATATCACTTTTTATTGATTTATTGAATATTTTGAAAGCATTTAATTTTGAATTTTTATTTTTTCTATAATCAAGGGGAGAGCCCCTCTTGTCCTATTCGGACAATTCACCCCCAACACCATTGATTGAAAGGCGAGCGAGGATATTCCAATTCGCATAAGCTACAGTAAGATTAGCAGAGAGGCAGGAAAGACCGGCATTAGAGCCAGTAGTCAGAGTACCGAGCCACAAGAACTCTCTTTGTCCTGATGTTCCACTATCTACATATAAACCATCTGCATAGCCTACAGTAGAACCTGCACCACTTTGACCTGCTTTAGTAGGTACTGCAATTCCATCTTCTGTATCAAAACCATATTCAGTAATATACTTCCATCCATTTAATGATGCAGGTTGAATTACTAAATCTGACTTTTTATAATTGTTCTTTGCAGTTGTTATATTTGTAGTAAGGATAGAAGCATTATTTGTATAATAAACCTCTCTATCTCCTGATGAGTTTACTATGTCCATAAATGCATTTCCTGCTACTTCATATCCACCTACACTCAATTCTATTCCATTGAATACCATACCATGCTTACGATTAGTATTTGAGCCAACAGAACCTGTTCTACCTAGAATATCATCACTATATCCACTTCTTTCATGCATAGTTGATACCCAAGTGGTAGTTGTTGTAGTTATTGGTGCATGTTCTAGAATTAATGCAGTATGTCCACTATCTACTACTTCTTTGCCTATTACTTTTACATCATAGGCTAAATTATGCATATATCCTTTACTTCTATCATTATCTGTTGCAGTACCTCTATCACCTACTGATACATAAGTATTAATATCAATATTATTTGCCTGTGCAGTAGTTAATACTACTCTATTAACATTTGACTCTGCAACAGATACATTATATTGATAATTATTCTCTGTATTACCACCTAGAATTGATTGAGTATTCTTTGTTGCAAATTGAAGATAGAAAGTAGTTAATATATGCATATAGTCAGACATTAATCCTGCACTATAATAAGAACCTTTTTGATGCATCAAACCAACACATCCACTATATGATATACCATCTGAAAACTCTTCATCACCTGTTGGATTAGATAAGTAGTGAGCAGGTATTAATCCTTTAGAACTATATAAAGTTCCATCAATATCTCCTACCACATATTTACCAATTGTGAACCAAGGACTAATAGTACCATCTTTATTTATAGCCTGTGGCACTACATTATAGCCTTTTCTAGGCATAAATGACCTAGAAATGTATAAATATCCATCCTCTTCCCAAATCTTCTGATAATAGGTTCTAAATAAGCAGAAAACATCAACTTTTCCTGTATCTTTATAGTTTGGCATACCTTTAATTGATGTTACATGTCTTACACCATTGCTATCAACTACTGCATTAACATCATAACTTTGCCATGCTTCACTATAATTATTAACTTCCTCAACTGTATCTGTTGCAGGAGTTATTGATTTACCAATATTTGCATCTAATTTTTCACCTTGACATGTATTACTTGTATCCCATAAAGGAAATCTAACAGTATATACACCATAATCAGGAGTCAAAGCAAAATGATTTTTGATACTCTCTTCAATTCTCTTTGAATTACCCCACTCACTAAAGGTAATACCTGTTGTTTCTTCGGCATCTTCCTCTATTTGTAAGGCATTTGCATTAAATCCATCTAATTTTGCATCATAATTGCTATTAAATGTATCTAATAGACTTGAAGCATTTGTATTAAACTCTTGTAATTTTGCTTCTGCATTTGCATTATAGGTAGGAATTAATCCCTCAACTCTATTAATTAAATCATCTAGTATTTGATAATTACTATCTGACTCAATATCACTAGGGTCAATTTCTAATCCACTATCTACTACTTCAATAAGACATTTTTTACTATTTGTTAATTTACTATCTTCATCATATATTGATACACCAAAGAAATATCTACCTGTTACATCAAATATAGATGGGTCATCAATAGTTACTCTATTATTATTAATAGAAGTAACATAAACTTTGCCATTTGGCTTTAATAAATAAAATAATTGTAGTGTACCTGTTTTACTAAATTGAAAAACAAGGTCAACTGAATTATAATCACCCTTAACTAGAGTGATAACATCTGATGTTAAACTATCAGAACCCTCAAAATTAACTAAAACATTAAATATTTTATTTTCCATATCTTTCTACCTCCTCTTTAACTTGTTCTAGTCCATAAATAAAATGTCTTATCTACTCCACTAATAAACTTCCCTGATGTAGTTAATTCCCATGTAGTACCTGTTAATACAGTTTGTGGATTAACATTTGTTGTTGTCATCTTACAAGAACCTATTGGGAATAAATCAAAAAAGTTTATTCCATTTACAAACAAACTATTTGCAACAGATGGGAAACAATTAATACCTATAGATTGTAATAATATATCTATAAATAATATTGGCATACCTTTTGGTACTACTAGATTGTAAGTAGTTGTACCAAACTTATCTTGTATAACTACTTGAAAATCCCAAGCAAACAACTTATCAATAACAACAGTTGTTTCTACATTATCACTTAAAGATGTATAACTGTTATATGATGATGTTCCTGATTTTCTATATCTATATTTTATTGATTGGATTGCATTTTTGTTATTTACTGATGAAATGGTAACTGCAACCTTTAACTTTGTGTCATCTTCATAGTTATTTACCCTTTTTGCAAGGATAGATGCAGTAGGTAGAACCCAACCTAATATAGTTATTGTTTTTGATGCAGTTGTACTATTTCCTCTACTATCAACTGCTTTAATTGATACTGATAAGTTTTGACTAGAATTAACAGTACCATAATTAATTGTTGTTGGTGATGTTTTATTTTGAGTTGAACCATTAAATGTAACCTCATATCTGACAATTGATGCAGATTTCTTTGCAGTTGCACCTGTAAATGTTACTTCTAAATTAGACCTATTTTGTACTATATGTTGATTATTACCTGTAATAGCAACAATTGAACTGTTTGTATCTTCATAAGAGATATTAGAACTTGCAAAAGTTGGATTTCCATTGACAATTGTCATGGTTTTATCTTGCCAAGACCAAAATTGTTCTGTTGTACCACTTATACAAGTTGCAATAACCTCTCTTACTGTCATAGAATTACCTGTACATTTTTGCCTTAATAATTCTCTTTCTGCACTTGTAAGATTAAATGTATAAGTGCCACTATTTCCAATATTATCTCTTTGAATATTAACCCCACCAAACTCTAATCTAGCATTTAATCTAAATCCTCCGGGATTATTATATTTTATTGTAGGATTTTGTTCATCATTAAAATCTGTAGCACTTGTAACATTTGCTTGTCTAGGTATTGTTGATAAAGGACAACTTCCATTGTAAGTATTATTTCTATTGTAATAAACACTACCTTTTAATGTAAATCCAACATCTGATGCAGTACCATCATTATTATGGGTAACAGTTACTGTACCCTCTCTTGAACCTGTTGATGCAGGGAAATTATAAGAGTTCCAATTAGTAGTTTGAGTTCCATACTTTTCTTGTCCATGTACCCAAACACCCCAATTGTAGATAGTATAATAATTAACATTACCACCAATTGACTCTAATTTCCATCTAACAGTAGAGGTATTATTAGCAATATTTGTGCTTTCTTCCCAAACACTTAATTTTAAGTATCTTCCATCATAAGACCCTGTTTGAACACTTGCCATAAAACACCTCCTATACTACTGCAACATAGCCAATACCATCATTGACTATATTTCCATTTTCTGTAATAGTTATTGGGATTTCTCTTAACTTATTAGCAATTGTTATTTCCTCTTCAACTACTGATTTTCTTTGATGAAACTCATCACCATCAACCCAATATGTTTTAACATTGTTTACATCATAACCTGCAAAACCTACTTCCGGATTAATCTTAATATATGAATTATCATTATTAAAAAAAGTTAATCCTGTCTTATCTAAAAGACAAATTAACCTATAACAAAT